TACTCTTATTAACGCAATCTCGTATGCACTATTTGGTAGTGCATTATTTAATATTAAAAAATCAAATCTTATCAACAAGATCAACAACAAGCATATGACTTGCACTGTTGATTTTGAAAAGGATGGTGCGCAATATCGCATTGAACGTGGTCGCAGTCCCAATGTCTTCAAATTCTATGTGAATGAAATAGATAACACCGATATGACAGATGAAGGTCAAGGTGAAGGACGCTTAACACAGGTTGCGATTGAAAAAGTCATTGGTATGACTCACACAATGTTCAAGCATATTATCGCCCTAAATACGTATACTGAACCATTCTTGAGTATGCGTGCTAACGATCAGCGAGAGTTAATTGAACAACTACTAGGTATCACTCAATTATCAGATAAAGCCGAATTACTTAAAGAACTTATCAAAATTGGTAAAGATAAAATACAAGAAGAAAATTATCGTGTTCGTGCGGTTGAAGATGCGAATGAGAGATTTAATAAAAGTATCAAAGATTTAGAACGTAGACAACAACTATGGCATAAAACTAATGAACAAACTATCGCAGGACTTGAAACAGACTTATTAGAATTGTATGAAATTGATGTAGAGGCTGAACTAGAAGCGCATGTTGAGTTTGAAGCATACACTGAAAGAAAAAATAAATTCAATTCGTACACTAAAGATATCGCTAAATTAACAACTACTATTGATCGTGAAAGCAAACGTCTCGACAAAGCAGTAGAAGATTTAGAAGCATCAAAAGAACATAAATGTTATGCATGTGGTCAAGAAATTCATGATGAAAAACATGAACAGATTCTTGCAACTAAAACATTGGCTGTTGCAGAATATGAAGAACAGATAACATTAGATGTTTCAACTATTGAAAGATACACCATTGAACTGAATAACATCGGTGATTTGGGTATCGCACCAAAATTGTTTTATAATACAGCACAAGAAGCATATGAACATCAGAATAAGTTGTCTAACGCGATTGCATCTATTGAACGTAAGACAACGGAATCAGATCCTTATCAAGAACAAATTGATACACTAAAAGATACTGGATTACAGTCAGTTGATTGGGAAGAACTTAATCGTCTAACCGACATCAAAGATCATCAGGATTTTTTATTAAAACTATTAACAAACAAAGACTCGTTTATTCGTAAGCGTATCATTGAACAAAATCTACAGTTCCTTAATGTTCGCTTAGATCATTATATTACACAACTAGGACTACCACATGAAGTTAAATTTCAGAGTGACTTGTCTGTAAGTATTGTACAATTAGGACAAGATTTAGATTTTGACAATCTATCTAGGGGTGAACGCAATCGTTTAATTCTAGGTTTGAGTTGGGCGTTTAGAGATGTATACGAAAGTATGAATTCTGCGATTAACTTAATGTGCATTGACGAATTGATTGATTCGGGAATGGATAGTGTAGGTGTTGAAAGTGCGTTAACTGCTCTAAAGAAAATGGAACGTGAACGTAATAAAGATATTCTACTTATCTCTCATAGGGATGAATTGATTGGTCGTGTTAATAGTGTATTACAAGTTACGAAAGAGAACGGATTCACTACATTTAACACAGAGATGGAAGTAATTGACACATAAAAAAAAGATTGGCATTGATAAAGAACCTGAAATAAAGGATAATGCAAATGACGCTCTCCAGATCGATATTGATCTGGTAGGCGATGAAACTGATACAATATGGGTTTACGAATCAGATTTCAATAGTATAGAAATCATGCGAAATGTTGGTGCTGATATTCTACAAAAAATAAGAGCAGCAAGTGGAAAAAAATAATGTAACATATCAATGGACATACAAAGGTGATGTAATAGACGAGTTGCCTGAAGGATGTGAAGCATTTGTTTATTTAATAACAAATACTGTTAGTGGTATGTTATATGTAGGTAAAAAACTAGCAAAGTTTAAAACTACTAAACCACCACTCAAAGGAAAAAAGAATAAAAGACGTGGTACTAAAGAAAGTGATTGGAAAGAATATTTTGGTTCCAGTGATAGACTTAATGCAGACGTTGAAGAACTAGGCAAAGATAGTTTCACACGAGAAATTATTCATATGTGCCCAACAAGAGGCATTGCCAGTTATCTAGAAGCACGCGAACAGTTTGAACGCAAAGTACTTGAAACAGATGATTACTACAATGGAATCATCAATGTTAGAGTCGGTGGCTCAAAAGTTCTCAAAGAACACCTAAATGAAACTAAATCCTCGGGCAAATGAAATTATACTTGACAATTACTTAAAATCATGTATACTTAGAACATAACCAAATTAAAACTAAAACTTAAACTAAAACTAAAACTTAAACACCTCTATAAACTAAAACTAAAACTTAAACACCCCTCTTTGGCACACCCCCTACAGAACCCTATAAAACTTAGATGGATAATACTGTTACCGTATTCGTGATGAATCTGCCGCCTTTTGGCGATGTCGATGGACTTCCACGTGTTTCACTATGGTCATTGCACTGGTCTGACCAACCGAAAAGAGTAGGCTCTTCTGAACTATTGAAACCTACGAGTAGTCAAAATCTGACGATATGGAAATTGACGTTCTTGCGTTGCTTGAAGCAGCATGTAATAAGAGGTACCGCGTAACCGCCTCCCCCAAGTGTAAAATTGGGTTTGTTATATCGAAGTGTGATTGGGTGATAGGAAAAAACTTTCTTTTCATTTAACAAATTTTTCACTTTCGCTGCATAAGCGAAGTGTGGATCAAGATCCTGGAAAAATATATAATAGTTGTAGAATAGCCCAATCATTGATATATAGTAATAACAGTTAGAAACAATTAGATTAAAGAAAATAACAATAAGAAAAATACGAATGAGTGTAACGAATGAGATATTTTTTGAAGTTGTTCATTGCGAAGCAATGTTATTATTATGTTGTGCCTTGCGCCAAGATATAATGTTGTACAGAAACATATAAATATGTTTATATATATAATTAGGGAGTTCTATGAGTACAATGTCATTAAAAGAAAGATCACCAAAAGCAATGGAATTTGACGCATTTAAAGATGAGTTCATTAAGTTTACTATGGACGTAGTGGAAAAAGACAAAGGTGATGGTTGGCCTGTTTGTCCGTATGCTCGTAAAGCAAGAGTCAATGGTGAAATTCAATTCATGGATGGGAGAGACTTGGGTTATTCAAAGTCTGTGTTAGAGACATTTGATAAGAGTCAATACAAAATGGCTGTTTGTTGGATGGGAGATGATTGTGATATAGATGTACTAGATAGTATCGTAACTGACATGAGTGACACATATCCAGAACATCATTATTTTGTAAGTACTGAGTTGAGTGGTTTATTTGTTAAAAACTTTACTCGTATTATCATTGTACAGATTAAAGAAGACATTGATGATAGACGCAAGAAACTTCGTAAAACTAACTATTATGATTCATGGACACAAGAATATTATGATGAAATAGTGAAAGATTAAGATTCACTATTTCTTTCATTGTGTCGTTTAACAAAAATTTCTATCATAGGTAATGGCATTGACATCAATGATTCATATGTCAATGCACCTTGTGCTATGAAAAGAATATCCATATAATTAGTAGATAATTTCGTTAAATCCTCTTGGTATCTTTCAATGATTTCATGAATTTCATGCGGCTGACTTGTTGCTATCAGCCTGCGAAAAAATTTGACATATCGAGATCTACCTCAGATTCCCATTCATGTGAACACGATTGACAAGATGCTTTAAATTTAGTATCAATGCCATTATCGGATATCTTTTCAATATGTGCTTTCATGTCAGTATAATCGTTTTTTGAAATATTGTGTAACCATCCTCTGATAGTTTCTATATCAGTTATTTCATTTTCATCGAAGGTAACAGACACAATACAACTAAGCATAAGATCAATTGTTAGTGTTGATATTTCTACAAATGTTTTTCCGAATTTTTCATTTCTATCAGCATCAGATAATTCAGTACTAGCGAGTTCTTGAATCATTCTTTCTTGTTGCATCTGTTGTATCTGAATTAATGTTCTATCATTCACATTATATGGTTTCAACTTGACAGTGAATTTATCTTGCAAAATCAAATTATTTGTCACATCAATCGTCTTAACTGATCCTAGAATTTTGTTAATATCCATTGCAAGCATATTAAGTTCACCACATGCTGGGCATTTAAGATCAATATCTATTGCATCTCCGTAACTCGCTTTACGTATTGCAAGTAATAGTACCATCAAATCATTGACAGGTGTTGATTTAGGGTCAGAAATATCTGGACAGCATGATTCTAGTAGAGCAATGGTTGCTTCTCCATTGAATAATGCATCAGGTGTCTTTGAGATTATTTCATCTCTTGCTGTCATTGGATAAATCGCCAATTCACCATCCGCGCTTAATTTGGGCTTCTCGGTATAGTATTGACCGCCAGATGGTAGACTGACATACATTGAAGGTATTTTGTACGCATTCAATAAAGGATTGTTACTCATTTTCGTTCTCCATATAAATAGTAAGTAAAGTGATGATATAGTTGTGTAACTGTATTTATCCAATTAAATAGGTACTTAATTTTATGGCAATAGAAGAAGAAGACATTGGTCAGGCACTTGGTGGTTTACCTCCTTGGGTAAGTGAGGATACATTGGCAAAAATTGCCTCTCATAAACTTTCTGAAAATACTAAATTAAAAGCAGTGTACCGATCATTGACAGGTGTATCGTTCGATTCTGACGCGATTACCAAAGCATATGAAGATTCAGGCGATAAATTAGAAGTAGCAAATAACATACTTATAAAGATGGAAAGTGGAACTAAAAATCTGTTCTCTGTTACTTCACGAGATACCGACCCATTAGAAGCAACCGCAGAATTATTGAAGATGTCGGTTGGTGCTATTTCTTCTACAGTTGGTGGTGTTACCTCTTTTACAAAGTATTTGGGACCAAAAGGTGCAGCATTATCATGGGTGGCGAATGGCGTAGCAGCAGTTGGCGTAGCGGCAGTTGGTGTAGCGGCTATATATGCAAAACTAATGTCAGAGCAAGAAAAAGGATTAAGACAGATAATTGATTATGGTGGCGTTGTTAGCGACATGTCACAATATACTAAAATGAGAGGATCATTGGTAAACGTTGGTATGAGTATGCAAGAGATGTCAAAGATGATGACAGGAAACAAAGCAATGCTTGCAAACTTGCCAGGAAACTTAATGAATACTACAATGCAATTTATAGATTTTGCTGGAAAAGTAGAGCATGATACATCAAAGACAATGGGTGATTTTGGTTACAATGTTGAACAACAAACTGCAAGATTGTTAGAAGAAGCTAATTTAATGTACATGACAGGTCAAATGCAACAATTTGGCGAAGTGACAAAAGAAAAAATAAGAAAGAATTTTGAACAAAGTAGTGCAATGACTACGTTTCTTGCAGAAAAATTTGGTGGACAGAGAAGTTCATTATTGGCAATGAGAAGCGAAGCAATGACAAACATTGATTTTATGACAGCAATGTCGATGAATGGTGAATATCTAGCAGAGAAGTATGGTGAAAATGCAGCAGAAAATGTTAGAAATACTGGTGCAAACTTAAAGATGTTAATGAGTACTGTACTAGGTCCGCAATTTGCAGAGCAAACCGAACAAGTATTTAATAATTTTTTGAAAGATATCAATATAGATGCAAGTGTGTTAAATAATATGCCAAAGGAAATGATTAACATGCTGAGTGCACTTGGACCAGAGGTTTCGTCAAAATTCACAAATTTATTGGAACAGGCAGGTACTGGACAAGTTACTCAACCAGAATTAGTAATGAAAGTGCAAGAATTAACCAAATCAATTGCGCAAGGAACACCTAGATATGGTGATGACCCGATTATTAGTCAACAGAATGAGTTAATAGCACAAGCGAGACAGTCACCAGAAGCGTTTATGAATTTGACAAAAGAACAATTAGATTCTGGATTGAAAAATGTTATGGCATTAACCGAAGTAGCAGATGCATCAATAGATGCAGTTGATAGTACACGTATTGCATTTAGATCAGTGATTCATGACTTAACTCCTGGATATAGCATGGGCGCATTTTCCGTTAAAGCATTCGAACATTCATTACAGCTAGTTGAATCTTCATTAGAATTTCTAAAAATCATACCAACTGACAAGAAGATACCAACAGTAAGAAAAGACACCGAAGCATTACAGAAAACAGTGCAAGAATCAGGTCCTAGTAATATGGGAGTGGTTGCGAAGAAAGTGAGTGATACATTAAGTGGAAAAGTCGATACTGAATCAGCAAGTTATAAATTAGAAAATGCGTTTGCGTTAACAGTTGCAGCACGAAAGAAACAACTTAAAAAAGAAAAAGAAGAAGCATATAATGCAGGATATCTTAATGCATATAATATTTTAAACCAGAATTTTAGCCCAGAGCAATTTGCAGAAGGTGGTGGACCTGTTCCAATTCAGCGACCTAATGGTAGATGGTATGCTAATATAAAAGACCCTACATCGGGTATAGGTAGTAAAAAAGTATATATAGATGAGTTAAATGTAGTTGGCATGAAGTTTAATAGCATGCATCTATTAGATAGCAAAATTACTAAAAAGATTCTAGAAATAACAAGAGTAATAGAACAGACAGCAATAACGGAGAATATGCATGGCGACTGAAAAACATAAAATTACAATAGGCGGCAATGAAATTGAAGTACCTAAATGGGCTACGGAAGAAACACTAACTAAAGTAGAAAAATTAATTGCCGAATCTGGTATTGTAACAAGTCTAGTAACAAAGTATATGGAACAGACTGATATAGATTTATCGCAATTATCAGATGATATTCAAGAACATGCTTCCAGAACTGTCGCAGGAAATGAAAGAGTAGATAAGGCAAAGAAAGCATCGTTTGATAAAAAAATAATATCAGCAGCAAGTTCAACTAAGAATGTGGTTGACAAATTTAGTAATACTGATGCACCACTCACTGCAATGGTAGATATGCTTGGCGACATGGGTAATGCCATTAATGGTAGTGCTAAAGGTTTGGCTGGCGACATAGATATGAATTCAAAGGCAGGAAAACTATTAAGTGGTGGTGGTAAGGCAGTTGGTGCATTTGCAGCAGGCGGATTAGCGTGGGCTGCATTCCAAGCGGGACAAATAGAACAATTTGCAAAAGCACAAGAGACATTGATAAATTCTGGTGCAATTATGTTTGGTGATGTATCTCCGTATGAAACATTGAAGCAATCTGCTATATCATCGGGTCTATCATATACTGAGTTATCTAAGGTAGTTAGTCAAAATGGTATTGCATTACAGTCATTGGGTAATGGGGTATCGGGTGGTACGACTGCATTTACATCAATGTTTAAGTCAGTTAATAAGACAGGTGATCAATTTGGCGACTATGGTTTAAGATCGACAGAAATGGCAGATGTGTTGGCTGATTATATAAATATACAGCGTATGACAATGTCAAAGGATATGGCATTATTAAGTACTCAAGATAATGTTGAAGCAGGATTCCATAATTTGATGATTGAAACAACTGCATTAGCAAGTTTAACAGGTCAAAATAGATCAGAAATATTGCAGAAGAGAATGGCTTCATTGGCTCAACCACAAGTCGCAGCAGCATTGGCAACAATGGACGCAGCAGGCGGTGGACACGCAGAAGTAGCAAGATCATTTATATCACAATTTGCTCTACTTGAAGGTACGATGGGTCCTGTTGGAAAAGATATATCTGATAGATTCAATGATTATATCTTTAAAGTAGCAGAATCACCACAGGATTTTGATTTGAAAATTGCATTGGGAGATTTGGCTGGACCAATGGAAGAGGCTAACAATGGAATGATTGACCGAGTTAATGCGGTGTTTAGGTCAGGTGATATTGAAGGCGCAAATAAGTTGCTAGTTAAAGAATTAGCAAAAATGAAAGACGCAAACGTAGGATCAAGTATAGCAGCAGTAGGATCATTTCAACACGTAGTGCAACAACTTAAATCTGGTGGTATACAGGTAAACTTGCAAATGAAAAAACTGTCTAACATGAGCAACGAAGAGTATGCTGTATATCTTAAAGAGATAGAAAGGAAATCAAAAGAGTCAGGTAAAATGACAGTAGCAATGAACAATATGAAAGAATCATTCATGACAATTCAAGATTCGTTTGTTGTTAATTTAGATTCTGCATCTAAATACGCAGAAGAACTTTCTGTTAAATTAAAAGAGGGAGCAAACACATTATCAGGGTTTGTCAAAACAACCTCGTCAAAAGTAGGAGAAGTTGTAGATGCAGGCGCAGTCTTGATTGACGAGCCTTCAATAGAAAACGCTATTGCATTAGCTAATACAAAGGTAATGGACGTAGAAGGTGCTAGTAAAACAACCCCGAATCCTTTTCTACCGCTATTAGAACTTATAGGTCTTGGTGGTGACGATGATAAATCTACTGTCACTCCGGGCATTAAAAAATTAGACAATGCCGAGGAAGTTACACCAAAACGTGACACTGCTACACCATTGAACAATCCTATACCAATAGTAACAGGTAATATTAAAACAACAATACCAGATGTTGCAAGTAATCGTGATAATGGTGATAATAAAGTGTCAAAGTATTTGGATGATATTTTAAATACAAAAAAAGAATCGCTTGTTCTTCTTGATCAGATGAAGATGGCGATGACTAGTATACAACGATCTAAGGATTATAAAAACGCAGTCAAATATGCTACGTAATTTAAAAGCATAAATACTATCATAATGAAATTAAAAGGTAAATTACTATGAGTTGGAAGAAACATTTTCAGAAGCACAACGTAAGTCAAGCGGGTCAACAGACCAAGCAATCTAGGTGGCAAAGTTGGCTACCAGAAGTATATTCTGGTATGCCGAATCGCACAGAACGCTATACGCAATATGACCAGATGGATCAAGATTCTGAAATAAACGGTGCATTAGATACTATTGCAGAATTTAGCACACAGACAAACCCGGAAACTCGTTTGCCGTTTGATATATTTTATAAATCAGAGGCAACAGATGCAGAAGTGTCCGCGTTATCTACAGCATTAAAGCAATGGTGTAATATCAATGATTTTGAGCGCAGATCGTTCAATATTGTACGAGCAGCGATTAAATATGGAGATCATTTCTTCGTAAGAGATCCAGAAACGTTTAAATTGTATTGGGTAGCACCAGAAGATGTTGTTAAAGCAGTTGTAAATGAATCCAATGGTAAAGAGATTGATCAGTATATTATGCGTAATATCAACTTAAATTTACATGATATGGTATTGACTGATACAAGAAACACACAGAATATGGATATGCATAGTTCTCCTGGATTTACTAACACGACTAGTAACTCAGGATTATCTAGTAATCAAATGACAGGAAATCAGAATGAAGAATATGCGGTTGATGGTTCTCATGTTATTCATATTTCAATGACAGATGGTATGACTGCTAGTTGGCCCTTTGGTCAGAGTATACTTGAATCTGTATTTAAAGTTTATAAGCAAAAAGAATTATTAGAAGATTCAATTATCATTTATCGCGTACAGCGTGCACCAGAGCGCAGAGTATTCTACATTGATGTTGGTAATATGCCAGCACATAAGGCTATGGGATTTGTTGAGCGAGTTAAAAATGAAGTTCATCAGACTAGAATTCCTAATAAAACTGGTGGTGGTAGCAGCGTAGTTGATGCTGCATACAATCCATTATCTATCATGGAAGATTATTTCTTTGCTCAAACAGCAGAAGGACGTGGTTCTAAGGTAGAAGTATTGCCCGGCGGTGACAACTTAGGTGAGATTGACGATCTAAAATACTTCAATAACAAGTTATTGAGAGGTCTTCGTATACCAAGTTCGTATATGCCAACTGGTTCAGAAGATGGAACAGCGACATACAATGATGGTCGTCTAGGTACTGCATTAATACAGGAATATCGTTTTAGTAAGTACTGTGAACGTATTCAGTTAGTATTACAGCCTGCATTAGATAAAGAATTTAAGATGTTTTTGAAGCATCGTGGTATTGATGTTACAAGTAGTTTGTTTGATTTAAACTTCGTAGAACCACAAAGTTTTAGTAAGTATAGAGAGATTGAGTTAGATGGTGCACGTGCTACTGTATTCAGTAATCTTGAAGGTGTTGATTATTTGAGCAGACAGTTCCTTTTGAAGAAATATCTTGGTCTTAGTGAGGCAGAGATTACAGAAAATGAAATCTTATGGCGCAAAGAAAATGGCAAAGATGGTGCTACCAGTGACCCAAGTAGTGACTTAGGTTCTATAGGATTGCGTTCTGGTGATGTTGATGGATTTGAAGCAACTGAATTAGACGATGGAGATTTTGATGGTGAAGAAGATTTAGGTGATGATACACCAGATGATACAGGAGAGGTAAGCGATGAGATTTAATGAATTAGCAATTGATGAAAAAAATGATCAAGATAAGTGGGATATTGACGATACTCGTAGACCACGTTTAACTTTGAAGCATTTAAATAAGATTCGCAATAAACGCGAATTGTCTAAAGCAGAGTATGATGATCAGCAAGACATGAATTCAGCAATGTATGGTAAACCATCAGAGTAAAAAAAGTTGCTAAATAAATGTAATAGATTTCACATAATGTATAGTTTTTCTTAAAAACGCGATTTTAAACCCGTTTTTAACTAGTTATAGGCGAAAACTATTAAATACTAATGTAATAAATTAATTCCCTAGTAGCCTATGGAATTAATAAAATAGATTTATAAAATAAAATTTTATTAAACGGAGAATATAAAATGAGCGTACAAGATCGTTATTCAAAGATCATTGAGAGCCTAGTAAACGGGGAAGGTGAAGTTGCATCTGATTTGTTACATGAAGCTTTTGTAGACAAAGCTCGCGAGATATGGTCAGGTCTTGTGGAGCAGGATGAAATAGTAGAAGAAGACATTTCAGAAGAAGAGATTGAAGAATCTTATTTTGATGAAGATGTTGATTCATTTGAAGAAGAAATTGCAGCAGAAGAAGAGTATGCAATGGAAGACGAAGATGAAGAAGGTGAAGCAGAATTTGAACTAGCATCTGATGATGAAATGGACATGGAAATGGACATGGATTCAGAAGGCGACATGGAGCCAGAATCAGAAGCAGGAATTGAAGATGCAATGCTAAGTGTTGAAGATGCACTTGCAGACCTTAAAGCAGAATTCGCACAGTTGATGGGCGATGACATGGGCGATGAAGAAGAAGCAGGTTTATCTGACGAACTTCCAGCCGATGATTTCGCATCTGATCTTGAGCCAGAAGAAGAAGTTGAAGAAGAGTATGCTTTTGAAGCAGACGAATCAGAAGAATTAGAAGAAGCCGCTGATCTTACAAAGATTGGTAAAGATGGAATGCATCCTTCGGAAATGCCAGCAGGAGATGACGGTAAAGCATCACCAGTTGCAAGCAAAAACGACATGGGTGGAAAAGTAGTTCCAACTGGCGCAAAAAGTGCTGAAGGCTCTAAGAAAGGCTTATCAGACGCAACAGCAAAAGACATGGGTGTAACACATCCTGGAGACGGCGCTTCATTGAAGCCTGAAACTCGCGGTCATGGTGCTGAGAAGCGCGGTATGAAACAATAAAAATGCGTAATACACTTAACGAACATTTAACTTTCGATCAAGCAAACATTGTTACTGAGGCTGTGGATAACGGCAAAGGTGGCAAAGACTTGTACATGGAAGGTATTTTTGTTCAAGGTGATGCACGCAATCAAAATCAGCGCGTATACCCATCTTCGGAAATTCGAAGAGCAGTTAATTCTGTTCAAGAAAAAATACAAGGTGGTTATTCAGTGTTGGGCGAGGCAGACCATCCAGATGATCTACAAGTGAATCTGGACCGAGTATCACACATCATTGAAAAAATGTGGATGAACGGGAATGATGGTTATGGCAAGCTAAAATTATTACCAACACCAATGGGCAACATATGTAAAACTTTGTTGGACAATGGCGTAAAATTAGGCGTATCGAGTCGCGGTAGTGGTAACGTAGGTGACAATGGTAATGTGTCGGAATTTGAAATTGTAACAGTTGATATTGTTGCGAATCCAAGTGCTCCAGATGCATATCCAGACCCACTCTACGAGGCTATCATGAATGGCAGACGTAGCGACATTATTATGGA